CTCACTATGCTGCGCAAGTGCTTACCAAACCTTATAAGTTTGGATTACATTATCTACCGCATGACGCTAAAGCTAAGACTCTAGCATCCGGTGGTAAATCTATTGTAGAACAGTTAGCTTCTCACCTTGAGTGGAAGAACATGCGTATCACTACTAACCTATCTATCATGGATGGTATACAAGCTGCAAGACTTATGTTTCCGAGAGTATGGATTGATAAGGAAAACTGTGCAGATGGATTAGAAGCTCTAAAGCAATATCAACGTGAATGGGATGAGGATCGCAAGATATTCAAAGATAAACCTAAACACGATTGGACATCTCACGCTGCTGACGCATTTAGATACCTAGCTGTATGTTGGCAAGAAGAAGCTAAGATAGAGAAGAAAGAAGAACCTAGAGGATTACATGTAGGTAAGACAAAAGTAACATTAAACGAATTATGGGAATCAGCCCCTAAAACACAAGGTAAAAGGATATAAAATGGCAGGCACAGTACAAAACGTAGGTGGATATAAACTATTAACAACAACAGCTAACATTTCACCAGTAGGTGCTAGTTTGTTAGGTATATTTGTATCAGCATCAACAGCAGGCACAATTACTATTTATGATAGTGCTACAACAACAACTACAGCTAAAGTGATTGACACATTTACTGGCGTATTAGGCACATGGTATCCAATACCTGTATCTACAACTGCTGGTATCTATATTGTTGTAGGCGGTACTCTTAGTGCTACTGTGGTCTTTGCATAAGCATGACTAAAGTCGAGTTATACCTAAATACTGTTACGCAGTATGATAAAGAGTTTGCCAAATGGTCAAGCCGCACAGATAAGATATTGCGTAGATACAGGGATGAACGTCAAGTCAATTCCGTACAATCACGCTATAACATGCTATGGGCTAATGTAAGCACACTAAAAGCTGCTACATTCTCACGCATGCCTAAGGCTGATGTATCACGCAGATTCAAAGACAATGATCCAGTAGGTAGAGTCGCATCCATGATTCTTGAAAGAGCTATGGATTTTGAGATTACTCACTACGGTGATCTTAAACATTGTTTAGAAGCGTCTGTATTTGACAGATTTTTAGGTGGTCGTGGATCAGCATGGGTACGTTATGAACCTAAGATTGAGTCACAAGACTATGCTGTATCAGAACAAGATGAAGAATCAGAAGAATCAGCAGAATACTTAGATTCAGAAGCAGCACCAGTAGACTATGTACATTGGAAAGACTTTGGCCATGAACCAGCAAGAACATGGGATGAAGTAAACAAGGTATGGCGTAAGGTTTACTTATCACGCAAAGCATTAGTAGAACGATTTGGTAAAGAATTAGGTGAGAAGATTCCACTAGATTCAAGCCCAGACGATCAGAAGTATAAAGATTCAGATGGTATCGGTAAAAAAGGCCTTATCATTGAGCTATGGGATCGTGAAACTAAAAAGGTATTATGGATCTCTAAATCACTTAATGAAATCTTAGATGAAAGAGATGATCCATTACAATTAGAAGAATTTTTCCCTTGCCCTAAACCACTCTACGCAACTATTACTAATGAAACATTAGTACCTATTCCAGATTTCACACTCTATCAAGATCAAGCTAATGCTTTAGATGTACTATCTACACGCATTTCTGGCCTTATAGACGCATTAAAAGTTCGTGGTGTATATGACGCATCAGAACCAACATTACAACGCTTATTTACCGAAGGTGAAAACAATACACTTATCCCAGTTAAAAATTGGCCTGCTTTCTCTGAAAAACAAGGTCTTAGAGGTGCGATTGATATTGTTGATATTACACCTATTGCTATGGCTCTTAAAAATGCTTATGAAGCTATGGCTCAGCTTAAACAAGAAATCTACGATATTACTGGTATATCTGATATTATTCGTGGCCAATCTAATGTTATAGAGACTGCAACATCAGCTCAAATCAAGAGCCAATTTGCATCACTACGTTTAAAAGAATACCAAGACGGTGTAGCTTTCTATGCTTCTAACATTCTTAAACTTAAAGCACAAATTATCTGTGGTCAATTCCAGCCTGAAACATTAGTTAAGATTGGTGGAGTATCACAACTAAGCCCAGACGATCAAGCATTAGTACCACAAGCTATTGCTATGCTAAAAGACAATCCTATGCGTACATTCCGTATAGAAGTAGCTACAGACTCTATGCTTTATCAAGATGAACAAAGAGAAAAAGAAGATCGTGTTGCTTTCTTAGGTGCTGTCGGTACATATTTAGAAAAAGCTGTGCAAGCTGCTCAAAATATGCCAGCAGAAGCTACACCACTCATCATGGATCTGTTAAAATTTGGTGTTACAGGTTACAGAGTAGGTAGAGTCCTAGAAGGTGAGTTTGATAACGTGGCAGATGCAATTAAAGAACAATCTAAACAGCCTAAACAACCTAAGCCTGATCCAGAAATGCTGAAGATTCAGATGGAAGCTCAAGCTAGACAAGCTGAACTACAAAATGAAACACAAATGCGTGAGCAAGAGATACAATTAGAAGCTCAAAAACAAGAAGCTCAAGCACAAAACGACATGAAAGAACGTCAGCACAAAGCAGAGCTAGATCAAGCCCTAGAAAAACAAAGATTAGAGTTTGACGCTTGGAAATCTAAACTAGAAAATGAAACTAAGATATTTGTGGCTGAATTAGAAGCTAAAACAAAACTTAAACAACAATACATGCAAGCTAATCCATTAGCTGATCCATTAGTAGACGTTGGCATAGATGGTAACTTACATCTTACAGACGAAATCTCTGGTGTGTTAAGTGCAGTAAACCAAAACGTAGCTGAGTTAATTAATGCTAATCACATGCACAATCAAGAGTTGGCTGCTAAACAAGAAATGGCACATCAAGCACTTATTGAACACATGACTAGACCAAAAACAGTTATTCGTGATTCGAATGGTAAGATTATAGGGGTTAAATAATGGCAATAACCATTAAACATGCCAAGACGGATACCATAGCGGATTGGACACAAGGCGATTTAGATGCACAGATTGCATTAGGTAACTTTCCTGCTGGCACAGTACTAGCTGACATTGTATTGCCTTCTGATTGGAATAACGATCATACAATCTCTGGCACAATTGCAATTGCTAATGGCGGTACTGGTCAAACTACAGCTAATGCAGCTATTAATGCTCTATTACCTAGCCAAACAAGTCAATCAGGTAAAGTTTTAAGCACAGATGGTACAAATACATCATGGACAGCAGTAGGCGGATCAGGTACAGTAACTTCAGTTGCATTGACAGCACCATCTATATTTTCTGTAGCTGGCAGCCCAATTACAGCATCAGGTACATTAGCATTAACATATTCAGGCACAGCATTACCAGTTGCTAATGGCGGATCAGGTGCTACTACACTTACAGGATATGTAAAAGGTAACGGTACATCTGCATTTACAGCAAGTGCAACAGTACCAAGCACAGATATTACTGGCTTAGGTACAATGTCTACGCAAAATGCTAACTCTGTAACTATTACAGGTGGCACAGTAAATGGTACTACAATAGGTGCTACTACAGCTACAACAGGTGCATTTACTACACTTACTGCTTCTACAAGTTTAACTACACCAACAGTTCAAGCTACAAATTCAGGTGGATTATCTCTTAAAAATTCTGCTGGTACTACTCAGATGAGTATGGGTGCTGGCGGTGGAGATAATATTTCATTAAATGTTTCTACAAACTTAAATGGCTCTAATGCACAAATAGATATTAGTCCTACTGGTACTGGTCATGTACATATTAATCCAACAGGATCAGGAAGTATTCAAGTAAATCCTACTAGCGTAGGTACAATAGATAACATGACTATAGGTGCTACAACACCTAAAAATGGTAGTTTTGTAGACTTTAGTGTAACAGGTACAACCAGCTTTGATGGTTCACAAGGTACAGCAGGTCAAGTATTAACTTCTGCTGGCACAGGTGCAACTCCTACATGGACAACACCTGCTGCAGGAACAGTTACAAGCGTAACAGGAACAGCACCAGTAGTATCTAGCGGTGGTACAACACCAGCAATTAGCATGGCCGCAGCATCTAGCACAGTTAATGGTTATTTAACAAGTACAGACTGGACAACATTTAATAATAAAGGTTCTGGCACAGTTACTTCTGTATCAGCTACTAGCCCTGTTACTTCTACAGGTGGTGCAACTCCTACGATTGCTATGCCAGCAGCTACTACAAGCGTATCTGGTTATCTTACAAGTACTGACTGGACTACCTTCAATAATAAGGGTTCAGGAACAGTCACAA